ATGAAAGTCGTGGTTCCTAATGAAATTCGTGCTAGAATGGGACTACAAGGAATACCTGGTGGAGACCAGCCAGTTGAACTTAACGCTAAGGCGGCTGCAGAGCAAACAACTCAAGCAACTGGCAATAGAAGTAGAGATCAGCAACGGCAGTCTAATCAGCCAGACATTTCTGGAGAAGGAAGAAACGCCCAAGGTGATGGGCGTCAAAACCAGTAAACAGATACTTGCATTTTAATCTACTAAGAGATATTATTTAAACACGATGGAAATTTCTAAAGCAAATTGGTCAACAAGCGGGAATAGCGTAAAGCTTAATATCCCCTTTTCAAAAGTCGATGCAAAAAAGAGAACTGTCTCTGGTTTTGCAACATTAGATAACGTAGATTCTCACGGAGATATCGTACTTGCAGATGCAAGCGTAAATGCATTTAAAAGATTTCGTGGAAATCTTAGAGAGATGCACCAACCATTAGCAGTTGGCAAAGTAGTCGGATTTGAGCCTAAGAGCTTCTATAATCCAGATGAAGGAAAAGTTTATCAGGGTGTTTATGTCACATCATACATTTCAAAGGGTGCTCCAGATACTTGGGAAAAAGTATTGGATGGCACTCTATCTGGTTTTTCTATTGGCGGTTCAATTAATGACTCTGAGGTCGAAGTTACGAAGTCGGCGGACGGAGAAGAAACACCAGTAAGAGTAATTAAGGATTACGATCTAGTAGAGCTTTCTTTGGTTGATAATCCAGCTAATCAATTAGCAAATGTTTTTTCAATTGAGAAAGTAAATGGAAAAATAATAATCAAGGGAATTGCAGCGGATGTAGTTCCAGAAAATATTTATTGGTGCAAGACAGATTCCATTGCACTAACATCAACTGAATCATCATGCTCATGCGAAACATGCGGTTGCGAAATGGAAACAATTGGTTGGGTAGAAAGCAATGATGTTAATAAATCAGAATCAATTAAGTTAATTGTTGATTCATATCTAAAAAAGAATTCTGAAGGTGAAGACTTTTCAGGAGAACGTCGTGAATCTAGCGGCGACGTTATAAATAACGCAGCCAAAGAAGGAGGTACAGAAGTGACAGATACAGAACTTCAGGCAGAGGCTGTTGAATCAGTAGAAGCTGTGGTTGAAGAGACCCCAGCAGCTGACGCAGCAGAAGCTGTCGCAGAGGCTCCAGAGGCGAAAGAAGAAGAGACTGTTGTTGAAAAAGCAGCAGACGTTCAAGAAGTCGCCGTTGAAGAGCTTGACATTTCTAAGAAGATTGACGAACTCAAGTCATTCTTCACTGAATCATTCACAAAGACTGCAGCAGATAATGCAGCAGGTCTTGACACAGTACGCACAAGCGTAGAAGAGCTTGTTAAGGCATCAGATGCAAAGATTGCTGAGCTTGACAAGAAGTACAACGAGATTTCTGAGGTTATCAATTCTCTCAAAGAGGGATTTGTAGCAACAGAGAAAAGAATTGATGCAGTCGAATCAGACACTGCAATCAAGAAGTCAGCAGACCTCGGCGGGTCTAAAGATGAACCCATTAATAAGAGCAAGTGGGGCGGAACATTCCTCGGTGTCCGCAATGAACTCTAAGACCAAATAAAGAGAGAGGTGAAAATAAAAATGAGCAATGAACTATTAGAAAAGGCAATTCAGACAACTGACCTTGGTACATCCGCAGCTGACTCAGCTCGTGGTGGTTTGCTAAAGCCAGAACAGTCTAACCGTTTCATCGACTACATGTTCGATGCAACAGTTGTCACAAAGTTTGCCAGAACCATTCGCATGCGTTCTGACATTCAAGAAATTGACAAGATCGGTGTTGGCGAAAGAATTCTCAAGGTTGCAACTGAAGCTACAGACACAGCTGCAAACCAGAGCGTTGTATTCGCTAAGATTTCTCTTGCTACCAAGAAGCTACGTCTTGACTGGGAACTCTCTTCAGAGTCTCTAGAAGACGGCATTGAGGGCGCAGACCTTGAAGACCACATCGCACGTATGATGGCTACACAGGTCGGAAACGATGTTGAGGATCTCGTCCTTAACGGAGTTGGAACAGGCTCTGATCCACTATTGAAGGCACTTAAGGGTGTCGTTAACATCGCAAAGGACGAAGGTCACGTTGTAGATGCAGGCGGATCAACAATTTCAAAGGGTGTATTTAACGATGCACTTAAGAAGATGCCACGTCGCTACAAGCAGCGCCGTAATCAGCTACGTTTCCTATCAGGTTCAAACTTGATCCAGGATTACCTATACAGCTTGACAACAATTCCAGGAACTCCAGAAGATATCGCTTCAGGAATCGTCCGTGGAGATGTTGTTGCTAACAACGGAGCACCAGGAGGCGTAATTCCTTACGCATTCGGTATTCCAGTTGTCGAGGTTCCACTTCTTGATGAAGTACAGACAGGAACACACTCAGGAGCTTCAGGTTCACATGGAGATATCCACCTAACATTCCCAGATAACGTTATCGTGGGTGTTAAGCGTGACATCGTTGTGCACCGTGAGTTCAAGCCTAAGAAGGATACAATTGAGTACACTCTATTCCTTCGTGTAGGAACAGCAATCGAAAATCCAGATGCATTCGTTGTCGTGAAGAACGTCAAGGTTGCAGCAGGATACGATAATCCAGATCGTGCAGCAGCTTACATCTCAGGTGGAAGCTACGACGCACTACCTGCAAACCGTCCATAATTTAAATTTAGGACAAAGTTTGGAAAGGGGTCCCCTTCTTTAAGGGGATCCCTTTCCTCTTATAGTGTGCAAAATGCTATAATTGTTATAAACGAACGGAGTTACAATGTCATTACAAGCATTAAAAGTATCAGAATTAAAAGAGATAGCAACAGAATATGGCGTAGATATAGCGGAAGCAAAGAATAAGGCGGATATCCTTGCAGTATTAGCAGAAGAAGGCGTCACAGATGAGCTACTAAATAATCTAGCTACTGTTCAAAAAGAAGAATTGCCCCCAGCACCAGCTTTTGCAGGGGCGGAAGAGATTGACGTATCAGATAAGACATTGGTTAAGATGGAAAGAATGAATAGGTCTTATGAGACACATGGGTATGAATTTACTCAAGAGCATCCATTTATATCAATGCCAATGACTTCAGCAATGAAGATACTTGATACTGAAAAGGGATTTAGACTAGCAACACCATCAGAAGTAAAAGAGTTTTACTCATAGGAGATAGATCATGCCAGAGATATATTATGGTACAAATGGACCAATAAGCTTTAAAACGTATTACAATGGCGTAGCTATTGACCCTACGTCAACTCCAGTTGTAACCATATATAAAGGCACAGAAACCTCTGGCACAGCACTAACAGTAAACAACACAGACGTAGATGAAGGAAGCTTCTTCTGCTTTGTACCAGTTAACTCTACAACAAACTACGAGTACTTTAAGGTTAAGATAGAGTACACAATAAACGGAACTTCTTTTGTAGATTGGAAAACATATAATGTTTCAAGACCATATGCTAATGTTGCAGAGATTGTAGAAGCTTCAGGATTCGGCACTGATAGATCAGATAGAAACTACAAGTCCTACGAAGAAGTAATGGCTGCGGAAAGATGGGCAAGATTTAAGATTAATGCTTATACTGGACAAAAGTTTGAGTATAAGTCAAAGCAGGTAGAGGTAATTGGCGACGGAACAGACATCCTTTTGCTTCCTGAAAGAATTGAGTCAATATCAAAGATATGGCAGAATGATGTACTAATATATGACGCTGCATCTGTTGATGGAAACCAATATGAATTTGAAATTACGCCAACAAACTATGCGCTTAGATTTGTAAAAGATCCAGGCTTGGATATATTTGCATCATACCCTTATGATACAACTATTCCAGAACCAGCATTTTTTAAGGGCGGAAATACCTATAAGGTCTTAGGTATGTTTGGATGGTTAAATGTTCCATCCGAAGTCTACGATTCAGCAATAAGATTATCAAATGACTTCTTCTATCAGGATTCAGTCTGGAAAGAAAAGTATGTAAAGAGAATGCAGACTGGAGACTGGAACGTAGAAATATCAACTCAGGCATTTACTGGTACAGGAAACTCTATGGTAGACAGAATTCTTGAACCACTAATAGTCAATCGCATGGTGATAATTTAATGTTTAATTCTCTGATATCGTCTACTCTTTATATGAAGATGGATATCTATGAGTCAACACTGACTCAGGATGAAATCACAAAGGCATTAAAGAGACAGTGGCTGTACAAGAAAACAGCCCAGTGCCTCGCAAGAGGCTACGTTTCAGAGACTTCAAAGACTTCTGGTAGCGGGGAAAAGGTCGGTGAGAGATATCAAGATATGGATTATCTTACCATTGAGACCGAAGAGCGATTGGTTAAGTCACAAAGAATAACCAATATTAGAAATCAAAAGGATGAGGTCATATGGTTTGATCTTATTCAGAATAATTATGACACTCCAGTAATATATGAAGTTCAAGGTGTGATCCCAGTACTTGATCCATTTGGCGCAATCCTTTCATATAACGTAACAGTTAAGAAGTCGGAGGTACAGTCACTTGAAGGCTAAGATAGTATCTCAGATTAAATCAGCAGAGAAGGTTATGTCTGCTGGTAGAATTAAGACTGGCGTTATAGATGACATGGGATCTATATCAAAGATAGCAGCTTCGTTATATTATCAAGCTGCGTCACTTGAGTATTTAGTAAATTCAGCAAGAGCTCAAAAGGCAGTTAAAACAAAGATTTATAGCCAGATATCAAAAGATTTTGGCAACTATGTAGATATGCAAGCTCGTTCATATACTTCAAGATTACATCACGTATATGAGTGGAAGCGTGTTGGAAATCCAGCATCAAGACTTTGGAAGCTTAATATGGTTCCTGGAGCTGGCTATGACATGCAAATTAACTATTCATTTAAGCAGTCTCGAACAAATGTTCCAAACACACGTAGCTTAAAGAAATATGTTTTTAAAGAAAAAGCAAGAATTATGGAATTTAGAATTCCAGTAACAATTCGTCCAAGATCTGCGGCAGGAAGACTTGTATTTGAGAATCAAGATGGAAAAACAATTGTTCTTCCTAAAGGTAGATCTGTTCGTGTAACAAAGCCAGGAGGAGCAAATGCTTTTCAAGGATTTGCTAGAACATATGAAAGATTTGCTGGAAGCGGTATGCTTAATGAAAGCATTGAGGCATCTGGAGTGAAAGAATCATTTACTCGTGCTGCTAAAAAAGCATCTAATGTACCTTCGCTTATTTCAAGCAGAATAGTGGTAAATAAGATTTCTCCAAATACCGTAAGAGCATTAGCTGCATCTGCAGCTCAATTAGAGGCTGGTAAAATATAATGGCTAATTATGCGCTCAGTGCAACTCAAGCAATAGTAGACTACCTTTGGTCAAACCTTACTACAACTAATTCAAATGTCACGGCTGGAAAGATATTAGAGGCCGATGACTATCAGGCAGATTTATTAAATGGACCAGTACTTAATATAATTCCAATATTCCCAGCTCAGCAGGATATGATAAACTACCAGGAGCTTGGAACAAAAACACACATCGTTTATGACCATGTAGCAGACGGCTATGAAGAAAACTGGATGATATGTCGTGATTCAATGATGTTTACCACCTACTCTCAAGATTTTAATAAAATTGCTGAGATTCAGAATCTAATGTTAGACCTATTTAGAAGAATGGATGAATCAGCAAGAGATATAAATGCCTCTCTACCAGCAGGGTCACCTTTTATATTCTTCTCAGTTTCTTTGGCAGATCTTCTTTCTCCAGAGCCACAGAGAGAAAAGAACGGTTGGTTTGCTGGTCAAGTAGTCATTAGATACAAATATGGACGCCAGATCAACTCTTCTGGCAGATTTGCTTGACGGTGTTGCTTTTTAAGCAATAACCTAGTATTATTTGATTAACGAGGATTTAGGGCTTAGCCAGCTCAAGCAGTAAAAACTAATTTAACCGCAAAGACGGAGGTGTAAAATAAAATGGCAAATGTAAATAATATTATCGTTGGTGCCGCAGAAGTTTGGGTTTCAAAGAAAGATTCAACACAGGTAGCAGCATGGCCAACATATGCAGTACCTGCATTCACAGCAGCAGCATCAGCACGTGCTGATCTAAACGCAGCAACAGGTTCTGATGGTTGGAGAAACGTAGGATTCACATCTGAAGGTATTGAAGTTCAGTACTCACCAGATTACGGCGATATTCAGGTTGACCAGTTGCTAGATACAGCAAAGCTTTTCAAGCAAGCTATGACCGTATCTGTAAACTCAACATTGGCAGAAGCAACACTAGAGAACCTATTGTTCGCTTTCGCACAGTCAACAGCAACCAAGGATGCAGCAGCACATGGTTCAGATAACCTAGCAGGTTACACAAAGGGAACTGGTGGAGAGACTCTCGGCATGGAAGCTGGAGCACTCGGATCAGAGCCTGTAGAAAGAGCACTAGTATTTATCGGTAATGCTCCAAGAGCAGCATCAACTGGTAAGAAGAGAGAGCGTGTATACCATGCTCGTCGTGTATTGAACGTTGAAGCTTCTTCACACTCATACCGCAGAAACGAAGCAACAGTATTCCCAGTATCATTCCGACTACTTCCAGACCCAGCATTTTCAGGTGCTGAATACGGAATTATCGTAGATAGAATTATCGAAGCTTAATCTTAGTATTCTTAATCTCAAAACAAGCGGCCCCTTTAATTAGGGGTCGCTTGTTGCCTTTATACCATTAATTTAGTATAATTGGTAAAGAGATTAAGGAGGCCAATTTTGGCTACAACAGTATACGAAACATATGAAATTGAACTACAAGACGGAACAAAAGTAACCCTAAAACCATTATCAATTAAGAAGCTACGTGAGTTTATGACACACATTGCTAAGCTTGATGGAAGTCTATCTGAAGATCAGGCAGTAGATGTTTTGATTGATGCAGCAACAGTAGGATTAAAAGCTTCAGCACCAGACCTAGTACAGGATAGAGATAAGTTAGAGGATGCGCTAGACATGCCAACAATAACAAAAATTATTGAGGTATGTGGGGGAATCAAACTTGATGACCCAAACCTTCTAACGGCGGCTCTACTAGCTGGTCAGACTTCGATCTAGCCGCCATCGAAGCAGAAGCATTTTTATTGGGTCTGTGGAAGAACTTTGAAGAACTTGAGGAGTCAATATCAATGCCAGAGCTTTTATCTATTCTAGAAGCATCTAGAAAAGATAAAAATGAAGAAAAAGAATTCCAAGCAGCACTGCAAGGAATAAAACTGAAAGA